CGACTAAATCAACGCCATTTTTCAACGTAACTGAACCACCTTTTAAAAGTGTTTCAGAACTTCCAATCGTGTTATTCCATTGCGTCCCTCCCACCGCTAACGTTCCCGTAGGCGTTACGTTCAAATTGACCTGGTCCGCAATTAGTGCGTACGTTCCAAGGTTAAGGTCTTGCGTTGCTCCGGTGTAAGGAACACCACCACCACCACCGCCGGTAGATTTGGCTTCCAGGTCACCATTGGTAACACCGTCTTTGAACCAATAATCAACGGCACCGGTACCATCGTCAATGATAACGGTCAACCCAATATATCGGCGGTCTAATTCAATCGAACTTAATGCCAACGCTGTTGAGAGAAATGGTCCCAATCGGTCATCGATCGGAGCGGGTTTATTTACCCTAAAATTGTCGGTTATATTTATCATCTTATTGTCATTGGTGTAACCACGTCAGTTGGCCACTGTGAAATCCAAATATCGTATCCATCTTGCGTGTCGTACAACTCGAATAAATCGCTGAAGTTTCCAACGTCAATGTTGCTTCTTTGCCATACGGTGAACGTGTAATTCTCGGGAACTGCAAACCAAATGAAGTCATTGGTAACTGCGTTCGCATCGAAGGCTATTGTGAAGGGTTTTCCCGCCCTTACGTAGATTATATTTCCATTCAAGTAGTTTGCTACCGAACTGGTCGCAGAAGTCCCGTAATAGCAAGTGTCGGGATTCAACTCCGAAGGTAAATCGCACAACGACATTGCAAGTGGCATGGTGAAATTCATCGTCACACGTACGCCCGCAACACGATCGCCAAACCTATCAACGAAAGGCTCAATGCCGGCGTTCACATCAACCGCAAAATCTTGGCCATACGTCCTTTGAAACTTAACCATGTAGTCACTTGATAGCTGAATCATGTCACTGATCACTTCATCAATCTGTTTTTGTTGGAAGTCCGTGGCATCTCCACCCATTGGCATATCCGCAACCTTCTGCAACTCTTCAATCTTATCCATGAAGACCAAAGAAGAACTGATTGTAATACCATTGGACACGAAGCTTGCACGGTCCATAAGGGCAAAAACCAACGGATAATATACTCGGTCAACATTTGGAGTTAAAAAGTTAGTAATATCTGCACTATCCGGATTCAATATGTCACCGGTACCAAAGGAATTAACGAGCGGGTGTCCCTCGCTGAACTCCTTTAATACTCTTTTTATGCTGTTCCAACTTTTCATGCTTTTGCTTTTCGAGGTAAATCCGTAACTTTTCTAAGTTCTTTTTGTGTGTTGACATACTTAATCACAACAAGTTCTATTATAGTTGGCCTGGTACTTTTCTTCAAAGCTACCACAGCAACCTGGTCGAGTCAATACCATTCCGCTCGTGTAGTTTCTACGTGTCGGAAGGATGGTGTCAATGTTGGAAGTCGGACTAGAAAATAAAGGATAGTCCGTTGTGTTGGCCAAAAGGAAACGAGTCACACGCTCGGAGTACCATTCAGCTTTATTGCGGTAGTTGTCCATCAATCGCTGTAACTCTTGCACACTTGCTTGAGTGCTATTCTGATCGGTGCCACGCTCCACGTTCTTATTCCGGAATTGGAAACCTAATGCCATGGGTGCTTCCATCATTACCCACATTTGAAGGCATGGTTGGATATAGTCGGCAAGTAGCGTTTCGTTTTCATTGGTCAAAGTATTGGCAATGATTTGCGTCTGTAACTCCTTGTATAGATCACTTCCAATAATCGGCTGAATGTGCATCTCCTGGCACATGATAACCGTAGGACGTAACTTGAACATTGAAACATTCTCGTTAATCAACGAGGCATCCTTCAATTGTTTCTCTGTAATAAATAATGCTTTTTGACTCATGGCTTTGGCTTAACTAATACTTGGAACCAAGAATGGCGACATGAAGGAATATGTGTGTTGGTGTCGGGCAATGTCATCCATCCACCTCGGCGTTCCCAAACTGAATACCCCATGATCTGTGAAATTTGGTTGATGTCGTTACGGCTGTAATATCTACCCAACTCAATCATTTTAATACAGAACTCACGGCTACCATCAATCAACTTTTGTGGACCAAACTCGGGCAACACATCGTACCGGTACATCACTTGAACCAATGGCTCGCTTTGTGGTCTGTCGGGCTTAATAAAATCCTTGGCGTTATCTCCAAGTTCCTTCAGTGCACCACGGATATTGATGGCTCCCTTTTCAATCAACGCACTGATTCGCTCGCTAATCTTTTCAACCGATTCACTCAACCGCTTAGAAATATCTTCGGCTGTAATCGTTGGGTCCTTCTTAATCTCTTTCAAGATATTGCTATCCAACTCTTCATATTCGCTTGCAAATTCTTGCTCCATAAGTTCAAATCCGTAACGCATGGTTCGTGACTTCAACTCAACAAAGTTCTCTTTGCTTTGCCCGAATTGTTGGAATAAATCCAACTCAACTTTGTCGTTACGCTTGAATCCGTGGAAGCTTGTCGCAGTGTCTTGTGGTGGTACCGGGGTTTCCGGTGCGGGGTTCAATCCAACCAACGAACGTACTTCATTGTCGGACATCTTCTCGAGCACCTTGTTCGCTACCAATGGCGACAAAGCTTGAATGCTATCGGTAGTCTTTGGAACGTCTACGGTGTCATCTTTCAATCCCGCCATTTCACGCAATTCGGCACGGCTCGCAATGGTTAATAATGTAGCCTCACTCAACGTGTCCTTGATCGGATCGGTTGGCATAATCTCTAACACTCCAACGCCATTGAAATCCAAAATGTAATTGAATACTTTTTCAATCTTACGAACACGGTCCTCAACGTACACCGACTTAAATAGTTCGTACGACTCAATCAATTCAGAACGTCCACCCAATTGCCCGGAAGTACGAATACCGAATAGCATCGGTGACGTAACACGGTGAGCAACGAAAATTTCCGTCTGAATCGTGGTGTTTAAAATATCAAATTGTTTGTCCAGGTTGTTTGCTTCAAGGCCGGTAATCTCCAACCCGTTATCTTTCGTGTCATTGAATGCAACAACAATTCTTTCGCCATCGTCACCCTTCATTTGGGTAATCAATTGACGCTTGATGTCACGTTGCTCTTCATCACTTGGAACACCGTTGTTGAAGCTGAATAAATAACCACCAAGGAAACCATTGCGTAGGTTGTTCACGTGGTAGTTTGCAATGCGTGCATCGGTTTCAATGTACGCCAACGCTCCCAGGTATTCCGGGATGGGGTAGTACTTAACAGACGGAGCATAGGAAGAGTAATAAAATAGCTGTTTGCCTAACTTATTCTCGGGGTTGAATGCAGTGTACTCAACCAATCCTTCCGGTTCTCCAAACTCTTTCCACTCCTGGGCGAAATAGAACTTGTCTTGCTTTTCATTCACACGTAGGTTACCAAAGTTCACGTGTGCAATTTGGGAAATCTTACCTTGTAAGTTCCAAATAATTTCAAGGGCAAACCCGTTGAATATTTCAAAGTCAAGTGTAACCTTGTAAAGAATATCGTTCAAGTCATCGTACGGATTTGGGTGTTCCAATAACCGATTCAATTCTGTAACCAGTTCGGGTGACAAATCTTTGGGGTCGTACGTCCAACCTTTGCCGGTAATGTAGTTCACTTTCCCGTTAACTATGGCGTTGTGCTTTGCGGAACGTTGGTACATCTCCAACAAATACGATGGATAATTGTTTCTTTCCCCGTAAAACACGTATGGTTTCCCATTCATTACCTTGTATTCCGGTAACTTGGACTCAAAGTTCTGTTTCTTTCTTGCCATTACATCGGTCTTTGCGACCCCGTAACTCCCTTTTATTCTGCGTGCACTCATAAATTTGGCTCAATATATTCGATTGTGTTTGAAGAAAACACGTCATCGGTTGTTTCTGATTCGATTACTTGGTACAATCCACACTCCAAAACACTCAAAACTTCAGCATCTTCCGGACTGGTCGCACCACTTTCGCCCTCGTATAGCGTGTAAGAACATTGGCCTCCCGGGATAATTCCGAGAGAAACATCGAATGCGTTGTAACGATCTGTTTGGAAAGATAGATCACTCGTTTTCGAGAACGAATAAAAGAAGTCATTGTTGGTTGCTATGTGATGGATATTCAAATACAGCGTATCTCCTTGGCTATAAAACTCGGTAGCTGTAAAGAATAACCGGTTAACCTCGTTTGAATTAAGTAACTGCATAACCATAGTATTACAAAATCCAAAAAAGTAACAACAAAAAAGGGGATCGTTTCCGACCCCCTAAAACTAATATGGAAAGGAATTAAGGCAAAATTTCAGCCAATGTAACGATTGGGCTCGTTTCGTTAGTAGAGAATGTCAAAGTTAATCCGTTTAAATCTCCCATTGCGGTACCAGTTGCACCGGTGCCAGTGGTTAGATTCACCCCGTTTTCGTAACCAAGAATCCATTGAACGCCATTGCGATCAGTAGCAACAACTGCCAACTTAGCCTGGGCCATCAACTTCAATTCATTACGAAGAGTAGCTGTAAGCTTTGGCAATTGGATTGTCAATTCTGTGGTGTAGAAGGTAGTTCCAGTTTGTTCAGACGATGTCACTGTTTCGGTGAATTGTGCTGTGTTGATTGGCAATTCATACTTGAAGAATGTACCGGCAACGGTAGCAACTGCACCAGCTACAACGGGATCGTAAGTGATAGAAGATTGATTTGCAATGTGGACGTGTTTGATACCACCCACGCTGTCTTTACACCCTAAAGTGTAACCTGCGGTTAATGCGCAACTCATATTTTTATTTCTTTATTGATTCAAAAAAAAAGGGTGGGCGATTTCACCCACCCCTTGGTTAATAGTTCAATCAGTTGATTAAGCCATTACGAACTTAACGATCTGCTCAGGGAATGCAACCTGGAAACCAGCTTTGAACTCACAAATGAAACGAACTTCCATTGCTTCTTTAGCGTAGAAGATTTCGAATTTCTCTTGCTCGTTCAACAAGTCGGTACCGAATACCAAGTTGGAAGTGCGCATAGCGTAGATAGAGAATGAAGTGTTACCACCAATGTTCTCGTTCAATCCTGGAACAGCAACCAATTTGATGTTTGATCCTGGAACAACCATTTCACCGGCTTCCATACCTTCGTAGTAAGAAAGGTTGAAGTAGTTAGAAGCAACGATGTCTTGACGGAATAAACGGAATACGTCCCATCCGCAGAAAACAACAACGTCATCGCTTCCCAAGATGTCGGTAGGAATTGCTCTTTCGATAGCTTGCAATACAGTACGGCGTGAAGTTGTACCGGTAGCGTTAGCAGTGAATTGCGCTTTAGTGATTGCAGAAGCGTTACCAGTATAGGCAAGAACGTTCGCATCGATAGGATCAGTTACTCCTGGAGTTCCACCAGTTACAGCATCGATAACGTCTTTCCATCCATCGATGTTTCCGCCGTCACCAACCCAAGAAATAGTTTCTAAACTGCGAGCAATCATGTTTACCTTTTGAGTAGCGTAAGCTTCTTCAAATGGGATAGCTTGGTACAAAGAACCGGAAGGCAAGTGGTGTTGCAACCAAGTTTGTTCCAACGCTTGAGGACACAAAGACTCGTGAACTTTCAAGTGCTTAACAGCAATGTTACGCTGACTGAAAGTAGTCGTTCCGTTGTTGGAGAAAGAACATGAAACACCGTAAGCAAAAGGAGCGGTGGTGTCCATGATGTTGATTGCGGAAGTACCTTTAAGTCCAACCATTTTGTTTGCCATTGCAACTGACTTCGCACCGAATACGGCTTTGGTCATCAATGGAAGTGTGTTTTGATTAACGTACGAGGTTAATCCGGTAAGTGAAAAACTCATCTTTTTTTTATTTTAGGGCTTGTAAAAATTTTTCAATGTTTTTGTCTTGCTTGCTCTTTGGGTACAAGTAAGTGAATGATGCGGGTTTGGAAACCTCGGCGGTTGGAAGGGTAGAAATCTCTTCAACAACTGCAGTCATTGCTTCAGTTGCTTTGGTCATGCCTTCAAACTTCTTCATCAATTCATCTAACTTTCCTTCCAAGGCCACGATGCGATCTTGCAATTCAGCTGTGATGTCAACGATTGGCATTTCTTCAGCCAACTCAACTTCAACCTCAACCTTTGGCTCTTCTTCCAATGGCATGATTTCAGCAATCAACCCGTCTTTAACAACGATCTTGGCCACACCAAGAATTTCGTGCTCACCATCAGGAGCGGGAGCCTCGGTACCATCTTCAGCAACTGCAACAACTGGAACACCAACGGCAATCTCACCGTCAATCTTAACCTTTACACCGGTAGCAGTTTCGTATTCTGCAAAGTTGTGCTCAACGACTGGCGTTTCTCCAACTTCTTCGGTAGGTTCAGTTGTCACATCGGAAGACATCAAGTAAGATTTGATCTTTAACAATTCTGCTTTTATGTCCATAAATTTGACTTTATCAATAGTATTACGATACGGGAAAAAGTGACAAAAAAAAGTTACAATAGAGAAATAATTTCATCAAGTAACGCAGTCAATTCCATATTCTTACCGAAGTTTATGGTGTGCGGTTGGTGCAAAAACTCACCTTCCACCGAAAACCCTTTGAACGTTCCATCCTTTACGTCCTTCCAAACTTCATCGTTGTAAACTTTGTAGCTTCCAAACCACGTACCTTCCGGAAGGTCCTCAAATCCATTGGGTGCAGAAATGCCACGGCTCGAATCCTTCAAGAAGGTTTCAAACATGAACACCCCATCCACCTGGTCTTTGTGCTCTTTGTTTACGTTGTTGCTGTTCTGATTGCGCATGAATTTTTCTGCAATCTTCTTCACCATTTCAGCATCGTACGTCACGTAGTATTCACCAAAGGAATTATCCCTTCTGTAAATCAGTTGATCGGGAATCATCAAAGGACCGGTGACAATTCTTTTCTCGTCATCGGCGGTGAACTTTTGCGACTTGAACGCATGAAAATTTCTTTCAATGGCGGGTGTATTCACCAAGGCCACGAACTCAACCCCGGTATCTTCATCTTCCGGATTGATTACTAATTTGTAAATTGGTAGTTCCATTATTTTCCTAATATTGCTGTTTGACTTAATTGGCGTGATCTTCTTTGTTTGTCCGATATTTCACTTTCAACCACGTAGGTTCTCGCTGGTCCTTGACGTAGGTTACCCTGGGCATCCAAGTTCAACATGGTGGAATTTATGCCAGGTGTGGTTGTTGATTCTGCAGACGGTTGAAGTGAAACGTTGGATCCAATGTTGTTGCTTGGTGGTGAACCACCGCCCTCGAATTTGGTGTCTGAAATCTTTTTGATTTGAGCAATACCGGTGGCAAGTACGATCGCAGCTTTTGCAAAGTTCATCCCGGTTAATTGATCTTTTGGTACGGCGATTTGTTGCGCCACACCCATTGCAGTTGCTGTGATTGCAGAAGCAAGCTTGAATTTTTTATCTCGCTCGAATGCTTTGCGTTGACCGTCCATGTCTTTGCGAGAAAACGCTTCATTAAGTTGTGATAAAGCATTCAATCCATCCATGGTTACTTGCATCCATTCCATGGCAATTGCTTTCTTTTTTTCAAACAATGCCTTTTCATCTTGTGCTTCTTTTTCCTTAATAGCTTTTTTCTTCAATGCGATTTGGTCTTCAATCTCAATGGTTGAAAGTCCATAATCCTTTTGAATCTGAAGTTGGTTTTCAAGTTTCTGAAGTTCAAGCTTTTCAGTTTCTTGATTGCTTAATTGTGCGCCAACAATCAAATGGTCATAGTAAGCATCACTTGATTTTATGCTATCTTCATATTCCTTGTTTGTTCTATCTTGAAAATCCTTTGCGTTCTTTTCACGTATCTTTCTTAAATACTCTTCATATTCCGCTTCATAACCTCTAAGCTTTTCAAGTTCTTTCTTTTTTTCTTCCGCAGCTTTTCTTTCTTTTTCAGCATTCTGTCTTCGCTTTTCAGAACGTGCTTCTTCATCCATTGCAAATTGAATCTCCAAACGACTGCGATCTTGTTGCAATCGATAAATTTTTTCCTTCAATTTCAACTCTTCATCAATAGTTAGTAAACCTTGCTTGGTTGATAACTCAACACCCAACTGTCTTAATTGCAAATCAATCGCTTCTTTCTGAAGTTCATTGATGCGTTTATAGTTCTTTTCTTTATCAAGTGAAAGTGTTTTGATTTCTTCTTCAGTTTTTATTAAATCAATAGTACGGTCAATGTAAGATTGGCTGGTTTTCATGGTTTCATCCAATCCTTCCTTCCGTTCTTTTAAAGCTTCATTGGTTTTCTTGATCTTCTCTTCTGCTTCTTCTTCCGCATCTCCAAACGCACCCATAGCATCCGCAGCCAAAACAATTGCAGCAACAACTATAAGAATACCGGTTGAAGCCAATGCAATACGAAATCCTTTCATTGCACCGGTAGAAGAACCAACAGCAAATGCGTAAGCTTTTTGTGCAACGGTATTCACACCCAACATGAACGCACTTTCCTTTTGGAGAATGTTGGTGATAGCAGTCACACCCTGGAGTAACGCCATTGCGCCTTGTGTTTTCTTGATGGCTTCCTCAACTTGTTTATTCTCCGTGCCAAATAATGCCAGTGCTCCTTGGGCAGCTGCGAATCCACCGGCAATTCCTTGAGCGGCTTGGCTAAACGCATCGAGTTTGAACGTGTCGGAAGACAAAGCTTTGATCGCAGCTTTGGTGTCACCAAGTTGGTCTTTAACTTCCCCCGCTCTTTGTTGTAAAGTTTTGAAATCAGCAGAACCTGTTTTACCAGCTTCCGCCATTTTATTCAATGCTAACTCAATTTCTCTTAATTCATGTTTTAATGACTTAAAATCTTTTTGAGCGTCATCAGTTTCCGTTTTTACTCGAAGTAAAATATCCTTAGTAGTATCTGCCATTAGTCTGTAATGATTTGAGGTTTAGGTTCATCGTTGATAAATGCGCCCGTTCCATTGGTTAATTCAAAAGTTGTAGGCACGAATGCGGGTAGGTTCAACACTTTCAATAGTTCAACCTTGGTGCTTTCATCGCTGTTCGGTTTGTAATCGGTCACACTCAACAAATAAAACAACACCCCGTTGATGTAAATCAGTTTCCGAAAATCCAAATTGTTCATATCTACCGGAGTCAATTGCAAGTAAGCAATGATCTTCTTTGCGTCCTTGTTAGTGTAGGTATCCACAAAGTTCTTCCAGTACGTGTTGAATAGATTGCCATCCGTGTATCGGTAGATCGTGTTGGTTTCCGTGTTGTTCGAATAGTACAATTCACGGGGTATTCCAAAGAGAATATCCAAGGTAGGATTGTAGGGATTGTCCAAGGTACCGGCGTATGGGTATTTGTCGAATGGATTGGTTTCAAAAACGAAAAAGCCCGCGTCTTTTGGGTAGGTTTCATACCGTCCGAATAGAATCCGGAACCCTGGCGCTACGGGCTTAATGTTTCCGTTTTGGTCTTGGTCAAAAAATCGAGGTGCAATCCTGGAAGAAGAAGTATATCCCGCCATGATTCCACACCCCGCCACAATTTCTTTGCTTACATCGCCGGTATTGAACTCGTTTTCTACATCGTAGATTCTTGTTCCATACCCTTGATTAAAACTTGCTTGGTATCGTTTCTCAAAGAACGATCCCCCATTTTTGTAAGAAAATCTAAAGGTCTTTGGGTTATAGAAACCCGAAGGTAACACTTCAAATCCTTTATTCAAATCCCATAAATCCGTCCAATCCACAACGCCCTGGTCAAAGAACTCCGACCATGGCTCAATATATAGTTTTTTCGGATTGTACTTATCCGGATAAACGTAAAGATTGAACATTGATATAACGGAAGAAAGTAATTCCGATTGCTTCACCTTGGGTACAATTGTTTGGTTCATGTCCCATGTTGCACCTGGTGTCATCAATGGAGTGCCAACCAATTGATTCAACCAATACGTTGCTTGGTTATTGACATAAACATTTCGTGTTGCGGGTGCACCGCTCACATCAATTAAAACCTCGGCGTAATCTCCAGCATTCAAACTTACATTGGCAATGATTGCGCTTCGTGTTTGCGTGGTTCCGTTTGTGGTCCATGTGAACGTAAAGAAATCAGCATAGTAAGCTCCGTTGATTAGTAACTTAAAAGTTACGGTGAACGGAATTACAAAAATACTTGTATCGGCACCGGCTGACGCTCTAAATTGGAAATTAACCACGCAATCCCCAAACGCTGTATAGCGATAAAGACCAGTGTCGTAATACCCATTCTCAAAGTATGGCGGTGTCGCATCGTAACCTAATTCCAATATTTGTGAAGTCGTATCCGGGTAGGTATTGAAGTTACTTGGGTTTTGATTTGAAAGTCGAATCCTGTAAATGAAATATTGGTAATACTCTTCAGTTAGGTACGGCACACCACTAACGCCATACGGTACTATCAATTGTTTGAATACAGAACCATTGGCACCATTCAAAAAGTTACTTTCATACGTGAATCCCGCAGAATCAAAAATGCGGTCCACATATTCCTTCAAATAGATGGCCGGATAGAAGTCCTCAACCGTGTAAAGGAATGAAGCTGGTGCCGTGTTTTGGCGTTCAAAGTTTTGTCCGTAGTCAATGAACGGATAATAGTAACCGGTGCCATCCGCTGTTTCTGAAAACGTCCAACTGTCTTCGATGTTGGTCGAATCCCACACGTGGTTTAAATCCGAGAAATCAAGATCGGTTAACTCCGCATCTCCAATCGTTTTGAATAGATTTGCGGTTTCTCCATACAATCCTATTTCGTACGTGCGCCCACTTTCGTTCTGCTTAATCGCCAAAAGTTGAGCAACGCCTTCGAAGACCTGGTTACCGGATTGAAGAATAAGGCAATCAGCTTTAATACTTGGATCAAAATCAACCACCCAAGTATTAAAAAGATAGATTGAACCAAAGATATTATCGTTTGAAGTAGTGCTCGGAATTTGGATAGTACGAGAGAAATTACTCTGTCTGTTTGTTGGGTTTTCAATGTCTTGTACGCTATAAGTAATGTTAATATCAACATCGTCAAATAAATCCAACCGCTGGCCATTGATGTAAAGTTCTGTTATCATAAAGGCGTAGTTTCATCAAAGGTATATTTGAAGTTCACCGACAATGTTTTCAATGAATCAAAATCCCTTTTCCATACATTATAGTTCGTGTCGGTAATAATGATCGGCACCAGGGCATCAGTTGGAACCCCGGCAACATTGTACGTGTAACGAATCCAAACACGTGGCGATCTAACCATTTCGGAAAGCCACTCAAATTCAGAATCAGTCAACCAATCCGAAAGAACATTAAAGGTTTTTTGGTAATCAACTGAAGCAATGTACTTGGAATAGTCTTGAATGGTATAGTCATAGGTGCTGGCGTTCTCCCTTAGCAGTGGACGGCTCGCTTCAACACGTGTGATAGTTTGCACCTCACGCCGAGGTTTGGTGAATACGTAGCTATCAACTCCACCCAGTTGGTTTTGAAAGTGAATCTCGGTGAAGTCGTACCTATTGCAAGGAACATCAAGGTAAACAAAGTATTCATCTGAAAAATAATTTGCTCCGGTGGTGTCCTTGGATAAACGGATTGAATAGTAATCTCCCGCTTCAGCTGAAGGGAAATTGTATTCTCCATCTTGAGAATCAGAAGTGTAACCACCTGATATATTAAACACCTCCCAAGGCATAAATGGAACCGCAATAACGCTGTTATCATTTGGATCACTGGAAGCATGGAATGGTCTGTTTAGTGTTTCCAAATAATAGTCACGGATAACTGAACCATCTCCGTTGTAATATATTATATTTATATAGTCGATGTTGGCCGTTGCAATTCTGTTGCATGGGACATAAAGGTATCCTGATTGATAGTAGGACCCCGCCATTGCAACTGCTTTCGTTGATTGTGGGCGATTGGTTAAAAGCTTCACCGGATCCAATGGCACCGATCCCAAGCAAACATATTCGTTGTAATCGTACTCGGGAAAATCCAACGTGTCAATAGCACCGCAATAAACCGTACCCGTGAAGTCGTAAGTGGTTGCACTCGCACCGGTGTATTGCTCGGAGAACTTAATCGTGTAAGTGGTCCACATATCCGGACACTCAAACCCTCGGCCATCTCCAATATCGGTATTCATGCCAATAAAGAATCGCAATGACTCACGAACATTGAAATATCCTTTGTTGGTTGAAGGGTTGGGAAACGCCTTCATTTTCGTAATCAGCGTGGCACCTCGGTAAACATCGCAAACAAACATGAAGTTGGGTTGCGCCACGTTCGTTGAAGTCACGACAAAAGTCATGGGGTTTCCTATCGTGGTAAATAATTGAGGATTTTGATTTATTGTAATTGCCATTATCTTGGTAGGGTTACTTCAATACTATTTTGTGAAATGTAGTCGGCCACTTGAATTGCAAGCTTTGTGATTTCCGCATCCGTTACGAATGGAGAAACAAACGGATTCTTTTTAATTCCGTACTTGTAAACAGCGTGTTGTAATTCACGTGCCTTGTCGTCTATGCTTTGTCCTTCCCTCGGACTGATACCTTTTGCCGACATCCAATTTTTGAACGCATCACGGGGCGGGAATTTGTCTTTAAATTGAAACGGCGAATCGGGTGCCTTGCGTGAACCGAACCGACCCTTCACACCGTACTCAACAAACTTCCAATATCCTGGTGCTTCAATCTCGATGGCGTAGTCTTTGCCATACCTTTTCACCGGCAATGGGACAATGCCTTGGGCTAACCCGTATGTGGCATTGCTCCCGTTCGAAGTTAGGTTTTTACGGAAGGCATCAATGGCTCGGTTTGCCCAGTCCGTTAATACCTTCTCAACGCCCTCAAATTCCGTACTGATTTGCTCGGGGTCAAGTCCAATATTATCGAGTTGGATAAACTTGTTCGCCATAACAATAGAATTACAAAATCGAAAATGTTACCTTCTTTTCGCTTCATTCATTTGCCGGCTCACTTCGTACCTTTCGTGGGCGTTCTTTTCGTAGATGTACGTAGCATAGTTGAAGAACTCCAAAATTGGAAGGTCAAACACCTGGTTCCACTTCAACACGTCACCACCCGCCACGCTATCAACAACAACTATCCATTTGTACTTGGAAGCAAATCCTGTTCCTGTATCAAATCTTGCATCCTCTTCTTCTGCTCCGGGTTTAAATAGTTTGGTAAATCTTCGAGTAACAGCATCCAACTGCCCAAAAAAAAAGCAGACAAACCGAGTGCTTCAACCGCTAACATAGATTCCTTCACCGCCTTCGAGCGCTCCAGGTGCTTATCCCCATCGTATTTCTTAGGCGTGAAAAATGGCGTGATTTCTCGCATCAATGAAGCAATAATCAAATGAAGATTGTGGTTAATCTTATCCGAGTCGCTGGTCCACTCACTAATCTCCACGAATTGCGCCGTGCTTATATCCTCGAAAAATCGGTTCAACCAATAACGCTTTCCGTTCACCTTAACAAAGTTCTTGAATGGCTTGAATGGCTCTTCATTCAGTTGCTTCACAATCTCTTCATAACGCTTCCGCAAATCCGGTAAAGAGTACTGATCAACCTTGGAGTAACCGCCGTCCACAACCGCAGTCACGGACCGCATCAAGTCCCATCCTTCCAGGTGTTGCATCTCTTGCAACATTTGCCACTGGCCAACCGTGAGCGTTTTCCATACGCTGTTGTTCTTCTTATTTAATCCCATACTTTCCTATGTTTTTTTCTGCTAATTTATTCAATGCTAAATACCTCAACGCATCCATCCCGTGGTTGAAGGAATCAATCGGTACGTTGGTAGCGTTCCCGTCCTTTTCCTTCCACTTATAGGCGTTCAATTCTTTGATTAGATTCGAGCTTCTTGTGGTCACATTAAACCTAAATCGTTTCAATATATCGATGCCGTTTAGAATGCTGTCTTTCCCTTTATTGGCACCCTCAATTCTCCATCCCATGCGCCTAAGTTCCTCGATTGACTTGGGTTCTGCGGAATCGGCAATGATTGGCACCGTCTTATTTATACCCGCTTGGGTAAAGAATTGGCCAATATCCTGATTTGTATACCCTTTGTGGTATAAAAGTTCATCGATTATAAGTTCGCCATTGTACCGGTACACCAATACGCACGCCGTTGGATCGTTGGTAAATCCAAAGTCCATCCCCATTCCAATCAATTGCGCTTCATGTGGTATTGTTACAATCGTGCCCCAATTCCGGTAGATCAACCCTTCAATCTTTCCGGTCATTCCCCTGGCATATACCTTCCAAAGTTCTTCATCGTCGTTGCGCAAAGCTTCAATCTTTTTTCGAATGATCTCCGGAAGGAATGGGTTATGTCGGTGGTCTGAAATAATCAACTCCGTTCCCTCTTTGCCTATCAACTTTTCGTGGACCCAAAACCTGGCGTTGGGGTTGTAGTCAACAAATACCTTCTTCTTGGTACGCATGGCTAACTCGGAGTATATCTCAAAGCTTATTCCGTTCGCTTCATTCAGAAAGAAGTAGTCACGCTTTCCGCTCTTTGCATCCTGGGAATCTTGGTAACTTTTGAATTCTATGATTGAACCGTTGTGAAAGGTAAAGATACGATCGCTCGCATTGTAGCCTTTTATCCAACTTTGAATATCCGTAGAACTGGCAACGATTGACTGCATATCCCGTAGCGCACCGCTCTTCAAGTTTGGCACGTCCTGACCAACCACGCTAATCACTTGGTCGGGTTGCTCAATGGCTTTCAAGCAAAGGACTTGGAGAATGGAATAGGTCTTCCCGGAAGAAGTCCCACCTTGATTGACAATAACCTCGGCAACTGAATTGTAATTGCGCTCAAATATTACCGAAGTCTGAAACATCAATCCAAAATTATTGCATCTTCATTGTCGGCAAGGTCCACACTTCCTTTGATTATTCCCACGCTAATTTCAGCCTGTGGCATCGATACCGTAGTGTCCACCGTTTCCTTTGGCTTTCCGTAAACACGATCGAAAAGAACTTCCATCAAGTGAACGGAACCCTTTGACATATCCCGCTCCATCTTCTTGGAAATCATCTTCAACCAAAATGGTACATCCTCACGTTCGCCCAGGTCTTTGACTTGCTTTTCAGTCATGCAAAGCATCGCCATAATCATTTCGTTGGCTTGGCTGTTTGATAGGGTTACTTCAAACTCTTGCATGAATACGTCCTTAACTACGTTCTTCAATAGCTTAGGTCTTCCATTGCGGTTGATCCTTTCGGGATGGGATTCAAACCCCGACCGATTACCCTTATTTAAGTTCTCACCCCTTGGCATTACACATCAAGTTTTTCAACGATTGACTTCAATTTGGTAACGCACATCAACTTCAATTCGTAGTCAACTGAACCGCCAACATTGGTATTGTCCGCAGTCGCTAAAATGTCAAGAAGTAAATTCGCAATCTCGCTGTATAGCTGAACCGCACCCATTGCTTGTTCAATGGTGTTGACCTCGTGTTGCTGTGTCATTTCTCTAACTCCTTCAATTTTGATTCACTCCAACGCAGTCCGGCAAGTCCACCCCAAAGAAGGTAGGAAATGTAACCGCAGTCCTGGGGCGTGGCTGTTTCGTAATCCTCTTTCGCACGACTCAAATAGGAGTACATTCGTTTGATAGTATCAACCGTGATGCGGTCCCCATTGGCCAATTGCTGTGCTCGAACTTTACCGACTTGGGTTGCACACTTGTTACCGTTCTTTTCGTTCAATTCAATTCCCTTCCTGGCGTTGTTCTTAACCGCTTGAGGGTAGTCGTTGTATGATTGGAATAGTTCGTACTTCTTCCGTCCAAGGGCGTTACACACCGCCAACCTTTGAACGCTGTCGGAGTATTCTTGTTTCATCACATCGTCACTCATGCAACGATCCATGAACTCACTTTTTGATTCTTCTGACTTTCTTTTTGGGAGTGGCATCGGCTTGTTCTTTAGTGTTCACAATTTCGGTCGGTTCAATATCCGTGAACACAGCTTTTCCAATCGCATCGTTCGCTTCTTTGAATCTACGGTCACGTTCCTTTTCGTAAAGGGAAAACATACGTGTAAAGGCATCGAGGTTGCACGTAGCACAACCGCCTACCCATCTACGTTCCATCACTTCACTCCATACCTGGCCAACAATCGCCATCTGCTCCGGTGCTAACTTGAACACTCGAACACGGTTGTATTCTAACCACTTTGGGTACAACGGTTCCAACCGCTGTAACTGACTATCATTCATTCTATTTATCATTTGTCTTCCTTTCATCGGTTACGATACAAAATTACATCTACAAAGATGAACGCCAGGATGGAAGATAAACCACCAACACCAACGACATCTATAATATCAATTCGATGGGTAAGTAACCCAAGCAATCCATGGGCAATACCAATCCACCACGATAGGCAAATGTAGCAGTTGAACGGCTTGAATCCGATTGCTTCACCAATGTCGGTAAGCTTTGTCATTACTACGCCAATACACGCAGAATAAAGGGCTAATAAAAACACTATCATTTGAGTTTGTTTTTTACGTTTCTGATTGTTGCTCGAACGGAGTTGTACGGAATCTTCGTGTCCCGGGAAATCTTTTTCATGGATTCTCCTTCAAGGTGAATTTGGAATATCACACCCTCGTACCATTCAAGCTTTGACATTTTCTGTTTGATGCTGTCAATCCTTTGCGTGTCTTGCAAGTCTTGCTCTTGGTTGTACTCTTCATCGATAAACTCCACGTGCTCCACACCAACGGTTTCCCAGGATGGGTTAAACTTCTTGTTGAATGGGGACCTCGGAAGGTAGTACGTGTTGTAGATTATTTGGATGACAAAGAGATACCAGGATGAATTGAGCAACTGGGTCTTTTGCTCTTCCGACTTTTCGCATAGGTATAAAACAACCTCGTGATAAAGGTCGTGTCCAAGATCGCCCGCCAATTCAAGGCAGTACTTCTTGATGCCACGGTGGCTAGTCACGAGGTCGATTAGCGGGTGCATCAGAAGGGCAAGTCGTTATCGGATACAACTTTGTAACCACGTGCTTCCAGTGCTGGGTTAATTTCGCTCGGTGCTTTCCTTGGTTGCTCACCGTCCTTTGCCTTCCATTTCACCCAATGGGTTGCTTTGCTCTTTTGGTCAACCTCTTTGCGCTGACCGACAAATACCTCGATATCGCCATAGGCGTTGGTTGGTAGGTTTAACAAATCGTCTTTTTTCAGTTGTACTTTGATTCCGTAATCGTTTTTCCAACCTTTGCCTACATACTTTTCGTTTTCCATAATTTATAGTTTTTGAATTTCTTGTTTAACTTCTTGTAAATATGCAAACTGCTCAATTACGTCTTCATTCATCGGCAGTTCATCTAACAATTCAATCATCTCTTGAAGTGCAATTAGTGCACATTGCTTTGCTTTTTGATCGTCTGCAATTACATCACGAATAAATTTAAAATACAAGCTGAATGCTTTTTCTTTCGGTGTCATATCGTTGAATAAATTGCTCTAAATTCTGCTTGCACTGTTGCGTTGTCGAGTCCTTTCGTGGTATCCCGATCGTAATTCAATTGCATTAAATAACCGCCAATCGGTTTGCCATACGCACCCCGTTCGATATGCCAACCAAAACTTCCATCGTTGAATTCGTCTTTATACGTTGAAGTCCTGATATCGTGCTGAACCTTTTGAACGTTCAAGTACGGTTTGTTTCGTGATAGACTTTCTTTGATGTTGACGTGGTGGTATAGTTCGTGAACGTGTCCCATCCAAAGAACGTCCGCACCATCCACTTGCGCACCCATGCGTTGGTGTTGGATAACTCCCTTGGTTACCACTCCACCGCCACCGTGTCCGTGATGGTACTTAACAAAGAACTTCCGATAGGAGTTACTGCTTACCCGTGCCACTTTGAACACAATCCATCCAGCGTAACCGCCATTCAAAACGCTTGCACCCGTCTTGTAATTGAGGGTTGTAACAAATCTCTCGGTGAGGTCGATTTCGTGGCGTTTCACTACGCTCGTTTCGTGGTTACCGTACCCCACAAAAAGCAAATGGTGAGCGTACTTCGCCCACCATTCCACTGCTTCGTTAACAACCAAGTCGAAGTAATTTGCTCCGATATGCTCGGGACGAATGTCCTGTTTACTTGCCCTTTTGTCGTACTTGCCTTGCATCAAACAAAAGAAGTCACCATTGATTAGGATTTTCGCTCCTTCGTTAATTGCTTGGTCAAGGTGTTGCTCCAATAGATCACGCCTACATTTGGGGTGGTCGAAGTGGAGATCGGAGAGTAGCAGAAACTTATCGGCATCGTTGCTTTCGATTTCGATAATGTTACGCCCGTACTTGGTTGTTTTCATGGTTAGAATATGTTTGATTCTTTAACGGCTTGCTCAACCAGTTCATTTGAGTAACCGAGATTGTAAAGCATTAGTTGCGTTTCGCTTACAATTTTTTTGAGGTTCTCAAAGTCCCCAGTGTAAGGTAGGTCGGTTTGCAAAATGCGAACTGATCGCTCTTCTTCAAACTTGAAGATGATGCTAATGGTGGGTGTTTCATTCATAAGTATTTGGTTTTAGGGTTAATGAATTGTTTATCGTTCAGTTGTTCACTTTGTTGTTAATAATTGTAAGATAATACGCAGGGTCTTTCTTTTCGCTTTCCTCATACCTTTTTAACAAAATAGTTTTGAACTTTACCAAGTCGATGGAGTCCACTTTTTTGGATTTCAAGAACTTACCGTGGAATTGACGGCACGAATTGCCACTGGCGAACTCGGAAATCGTTTGGCTTATTTGATTGATTTCTTCTTTGATTTGAATAAACCTAGCCATTACATCGGGGTTTTCCCATCGCTCTTCCTTCATAGATTCACGATAGGCTCTTAGTGCGTGTTTGTATTTGTGTAGCCATTCAAACCACTCGACTTCCTGACCGACCTCGAACCCGTAACGATTCCAACGGTACTTTTCAAATGGGTGTGCTTTCATTTGGCGAAAGTTTTATCGTAATAATCCTCGGCTTTTTCCCATTTTGGTGCGAATCTACCACCCGCATAAAATGCTTGTACTATTCTTGCCTTGTCCAATTTGATAGCGGTTTCAAAAATATCCTTCCATTCCTTTTCGGTGAATGCTCTTTTGGTTTGGTCAATTTTGATGTGCTCAATTAAATATTCACTTGCGGTGTATGTTTTCATTTGCCGTAGGTTGATTGGTAGTATTGTTCTGCATCTTCATCTGAACACGGATATAAGTCTGCTTTATAAGCATCTACTATCTGCTCCTTCTCCATTGCTTTGGCTTTCTCAAATATTTCAATTTCTGATAGTTCACAATTCCCATTTACGATATTGATTATTTGGGATTGAAACCACTCAACCGCTGTTTGTGTTTTCATGTTTCTGTTATCTTGATTTTATGTTGTTGCTCAATCAGTTTCTTCTTCAATTTGTACAACGGGGTTCGAAACCCCTTCACGTCCTCAACTATCAACTCGTTTGCCAGCTTATCGAAGTAAACGAAGTCCGCTTTGTACGTAAACATTTTCTTGCCTTCTAAGGCGAAAACGAAAGGCACTTGAAGGTGTATGTCCACCACCTCCCCTATCGCCTCTCTACGGGTCAGAAAAACGTATCTATCGGCTTCCTTCTTGCTATCGAATAGAATCCCGTTGACGTTTGTTTTCTTGTTGTTGTATTTTGGTCGTTTTAACATCGTTTGAATTTGCAGTCAGGACAGGACTCGAACCTGTAACCACGTCTGGTATAGTTTCACTTACTGCCATTTGGATTGTACATTTCCACAGGATTCAGTTACTTGCTATAGCGTCTACCATTCCGCCACCTGACTATGTTGCAACTATTGCCTTTTAAGGGTCAGTAGGTCAGTTGCCAACCTATCGGGCTTACGATCCCGCTCAACTTAATCACAGAGGTTGAGGAACTACGTTCTCTTGTACTTCGAGCGCAATTTCTTAACTGGTCTTTAAACGGATTGAATCATTGGCTTTTGTCCCTTTTATCGGATATCCAGTTTATTAACCTTGCAACCAATAAAGCAATTCCGAATAAAATAGCTACGAATAAAATTAGCGCAAAAATTGAAACTGCAATAATATCGTCAATGGTATAAACAAACATAATCAATCCTCCCAACTATCCAACCGTTCTTCCTCGTATTGCTCCAAGGCTTCTTTGGCTTGCTCTTCGGTTTCCTCCTGCATGATCGCCCATTCCTCGATTGTCGGTGAATAGGGTGCTCCGTTGAGTGTGATGGTTTCGGTTAGAATCTCCCACTCACCGTCCTCGGTGGTTAGGGAATAGTTGAACTCGATTTCTCCGGCTTCAACTTCAATGGTAATTTCTTCTCGTAAGTACATAAGTTTAATTTGGTTTTTCAAAGGTACAAATAAAAATCAATTGTGCAAATTATTTTTAAAAGGGTTGGTTTCTTTTTTCAAAATAGTTCACCAGGAGCGGGGTCTTTTCGTAAGCTGCAACGAAGTGATCTTTGTTTACCGGTTCATGGTACATCAATTCCGTTCTCAATTCCGATTCGGTTTTGAATTGGTCGAAGAATAGTTTGCAAGCATAGGCGCACGCACTGGCATTGTTCCGGAAATCGCTTTGGTCACCGCCACGATTCACCAGGGAACCGAGCATGATTGTTAAGTTCAACCGCTTTGCCATTTCGAAGCAGTAATCCTTTTGCTCTTTGGTTAGACCGTAGCTGTGGTGTTTGTAGATTGCTTCGTACGTTACCCCACCAAAGTCAAAGAACTTGGCCATGTCGCAGTTGTTTTCGTGGTATTGCCGGTAGGAAGAAACGATCCATGCTTTGCGCTGTGACATTGGGTATTTGATGTCGTATTTCTTTTGGTCGGTTTGAACTGCGGGTAGTTGGTGAATGGTGTGGTTTGATTTGTTGAAACGGACCATGTACTGGGAAACCCATTGAATGATTAACCGGATTGAAGGCTTGAATGAATCGCTTGAGTTTCTACGTCCGAACTTCAAAGCTTCTTCAAATTGCTCGGTTGTGAGTGAGTGATACACTTCGAGGTCTTCTTGAAGGGTGGTCACCTGGCGAATTAGATTGTCATCAACACCGACATTGTTTCCAAAGTAGGAGTAAAGGTTTAGGAGTTGATTGGTTAGATACTTGATAGCATCTTTTTTGTCCATTTGCTTGATAGTCATATTTGGTTTATTTAATGATTTTGCTTGCTACAAATTCCGCTATTTCATCGGCGGTCATGCTGTTTGCATCGTGTTTCTTTTTGGGTCGTTCCACTTGCTTGTTGTTCCAGTGGATGAAGTGGTCGAACATTTTGTATTGGTTGGTGTAAGTGTTTCCTTTCAGCAGTCCAAAGTTCTTAAAATTCTCGCATCGTTCCAAAACTTTTTCTTCCGATAGTTGGAAGTTGGAGTGGAAGATATGCATCCGGGAATTGACCTGGTCCATGAAGGAATCCCACAGCTGTTCGATGCTTTTTTCGGGTGTTCCAAAAGGTTCAATTTTGCTCTTATTATTATTAGTAAGTAATTCTTTCTTCCTTATTCTTTCTTCTTTCTTATTTATGTGCACGGATTCGCTAAAATTTTTTAATAGCATTTGTTCATTTTCTTTTATCGAATGTGAGAATGATTCTTCAATAGTGCACGTATTCGCTAAAAATTTTTTATCGAATATGATACGAATTGTCGGTGCTTGGTTCTTCTTCCCAGGCTCGATTATTTGTACCAATCCCTTCGATTCCAAACCTTCCAAAGTACGGTAGTATGTAGGCATGGATAGGTTAAGATGCGCCGAGGTTGTTCGAGTTGGTAACCCAAACATTTCCGTTCTAAGCGTGTTTTGTAAGTTGATAATAACAAACATCAACGCAATCTCATTCGTGGTGAGATAGCCATCCTTAATGATCGCATTTAGCTTGAAATTGTAATCGATTAGGTTCATGGTAAAAATAAACCCCACCGAGGGGTGTATAGCGGTACACGTCCAAGGCAGGGTTATTAGTTTTTTATTCAAGGCGATTCCGCTAAATCGCTTTTTTTACTTCAACAAAGGTAAATAAAAAGTCCAGTTTTTTGCTTAAAAAACGTGACAAATTTTATCTTGTAATTGTCACGTCAGGTTTAACCTTACGAACCGCATCCAAAACATTCAAAGTTTGAATCCTCGGGTTTTTGTGGTTCTACCTTGCCAATCAGTTGTTTGATTTCAAAGATCTCCTGGCGTAGCTGAAATTGGTGGTCATCCATGGTTCCGTCTAATTGATTCTCCAAGTACGACATCTTCCACTTCAAAGCTTCAACGTCCTGGGCGTTCTGTGGTTTTTGATATTTGCTCATTTATTGTTTGTTTAGTTTCTTCAACACATTGATTGGTTGCAATCCTCGGGAAATTAGATTCATGTCAACACACTTCCCGGCATCCCGTTCGTTATCAAAATACTTTCTTACCAATTTGCCATCAATTTGAATCGATGCTACGTAATACCACGCATTTGATGAATGAGCAACTGTAACGTATTTGAATGCTGATTTCGGCGGTTTGATTTTTAGTGCCATTTCTATTCGTTTAATAGGATTGACCCATTGTTATTTTCCGGGAAAAATCCACTGGAAGCACGGCTCCGTTCTGTGGCCTTCACGTAATCGACTTCAACCTTCGCTGAATTGATAATCACCTGGGCGATGTCGGCCACTGCTTTGGCACGATCTAACTCGATTGGCTTGTCTTCATCCAACAAAGCTTCCATGGTCGCAAATAAGTGATTGCGTAAGTCTTCAATTTTGTTCTTTGGCATTGATTTTCTTTTTAAGGTTTGCTAGTAATTTCATTGCTCCGACAATCTCGGAAGGATAGTTGTGAATGGTGTTTCTCAACATCAATTGCTCACGTGTGATACACTCCAAGTTTTCGATGTTGAAGTTGAATTTGTTGCGGTCCTTGAATACAACCGCATGACCTTTGGGCATTGGACCATTCACCAACTCCCAAACGTGCTTGTGCTTCAGAATGAACTTGCCATTTACTTTGACCATGGCGTAACCGTCTTTGTCGATTCGCTCCGATCCATCAGGCTTCCAGTTCGCCGGGCGTTGGCCTTTCTTGAACATGGTTGGTTTCACCTTGTCGTAAATTTCTTGGGTCAACTTTTGCCCCTTGTTTGGCGGTGAAAATCCCTTCTTGAATCTTCCCGGAGTTCCCAACGATCGAAGGCGGTCGGCCTGTCGGTTTAGTTCTTCCCGTCTAAATGTTGGGTCCTTCTTTAAACCCAATGAATGAACGTAATTGTAAACCGAACTAAGGCTTATTCCCAGGTCAATAGCGACATCTTTGGCATATCGGAAAGGGTAGTTCTCAATCAAGAACTTCTCCTGATTCGGCGTTAATTTTCTGCGCTTCATCGAATTGCCTTTCAATATCATTCAACACTTCTTCGAGGACCATCATTTGCGATGGGTGCCAGGTGCTCAAAGCTTCCGTTACTTTGTCAATGCCTCGACTGATTAACAGCATATCGTCTTCATTCTCCTGGTAGTAAACACCAATAAAGTGTTTGAGAAACTCCATCAAATCAGCTGATAAAGACCGGCATCGGTTCTTTACTGATTGCCGGTAAACTGGTGTATTCTCCAGGTCATCCAATACTTCAGCAAGTGATTGCATAAGTACGATATTGCGGAATAATGCAAGCTTGAACTTGTCGTTATCCCATCGGTATTTAGTTGCTTCCATTTAGTTTTTGATTTAAGCGTCTACAAAGGTCATCAACAAAAGACATTTCTTCAAGGTTTTCGCATCGAGCTGCGTGTTTCTTTTTGAAAAGGTCAATCAATTTTACCAAAGCTTCACGGTGTTTGGCTTGGTTGGATTGGTTTTGAATGATACGGTTCATCGAATCGTAGTCATTGATTATTGGCTTAAACGATTTCATTTTGTTGGTGTTACTCTTAACGTTGTGGTCGATACTTTGATCGGTGGATTGATCGTTACAATTTCCCCGTCCTCGGTTACGATCGGCAAAGGTACAGTTATTGACTTCAAAAACTTTTCGCGCTCTTTGAGTAATGCGGTATTCTCTTCATACAAAGCTTTCAAGGTCGTGTAATAAGGATCGTTGCATTCTGAAAAGTCGTACCTTACACCGCTCTCCATTTGCGTAACCTCGGCACCAAACAATTCAGCACGTTTACCGTACTTCATTTGCTCGGTCATTGCCAACTCTTTCGTGTTATCTAACGTCTTTTGCAAAGCTTCGATTAGCATCTTGGCTCGAACGGTGAACTCGAGGGGGTTGGTGTACCCTTCTTCAATTTGAGTGGTGAACGCCTCTTCAATGGCCTTCACTTGCAACCTTCCAGTTAACCCGGAAAGAAGTTGCTCGGTGTGGTTAATTAGTTCCATCGGTGTTTTCTTTAACTTTGTAAATCTTTTTGATTGGTTCGTAGAATGGGTGGTTC